CCTGGAAGATCAATATTAGCTGATCCATTAAAAGATACGCCACCTATAGTTCTTGGAGTAGTTAATGTAGCTGCACTTCCAGTTGTATTTTGATTACCTGTTGCATTTACACCTGGAAGATCAATATTAGCTGATCCATCAAAAGCCACACCACCAATATCTCTTGCAGTTGTTAATGTAGCTGCACTTCCAGTTGTATTTTGATCACCGACTGCATTTACACCTGGAAGATCAATATTAGCTGATCCATTAAAAGATACGCCACCTATAGTTCTTGGAGTAGTTAATGTAGCTGCACTACCATTTACATTACCATTTAAATTTGCATCCAACGAGAGCTTCGTGTTGTTTCCATCCACAAACTCTACATTAGAAGTGTCTAGGATTCGAAATTTTACTTTGTGCGCCGTGTTAGCCGAAGTCAACTGTATTGTGTGTGTTGCTACCATATAATAGTACTTAAAGATTTTTATTTTTAAAAAAATTTTAATAAATTTTTTAATAAATTTTTAAATTTTATATTATCTTCAAAAAAATTAACTTTACCATTATTACTATTTAATTGATATTTAGAAATAGGTCTTAATTCCAATGGAATTACAGAAGATAAATATATATAATTGGATGTTTTAATTAATTCTCTTAACATATTAAAATAATTTTGAAGTTCAAATACAATATTATCAGATAATTTTATCCAAATATCTTCATTTAAATCTATAATTCCATATTCTTTATCAGTTTCTAAATCAGAATCATATTTTATTTTATCATATACTTGTACAATTTTACCTTTAGTTAATCCAGATGCTAATAAATAACAAATTAATTGATATAAATCATATTCATTTTTACGAATATTTTGTTTTTTAGTTCGTGTTTTAATTTCAAGTAAAATGTCATTTATTCTAGCATCATTTTTTCCACCTATACATGCATCATCAAATATATTATAATAATACATTTTATCATTACCTTTTATATATTCTTCTTTTTGAATTATATTATGTTCTTGATTATTACCATTTGTTTTTTTTAATAAATCTTGAGTATATTCTTTAAGGTGTTCAATTTCAGTATTATCTTGTTCATTATTTCTCTTTTTTTTATACTCATTAATAATTGTATTTTCTATTTTAGTAAAATCATGTATATCATATTCTTTAGGTAATAGATCACTTACAGTTTGTTTTTCAAGTTCAGTATAACTAACTTCAAATTGATCCATTTTGACTATACATTTATTATTAATTAAATAATTTAAAACTTTTACTGGACAATGTCGTGCCCAGGATATTAATAATGTTTTTTCTTTAGATTCATATGGATTTTTACCTACTGCTGCAGCAACATTACAAATTTCTAAATACATATTTTTAAATATATTTATATTTACTTTAAATATATTTAAAAAATGTAAAAAAAAAAATATTGTATATATATATAATAAATGATTGCAAACAATGACGTATCTTCTTGTTTATTTTTAATTATTTTAGTATTATCATTTTCAATGTGTTTAGTTGATATTACAGAAGAAAAAGATACTAATAAAGCTTTACCAATATCAATATTAATTCTAAATTCAATTATAATAGCATTAGTCTTACTATCAGTATTTAAAGTTGCAGTTGCTAAAGATATTCTAAATAAATCACCTAAACTTTTATTCTTTCTAGTATTAATTTTATCATTAATTTTAGCTATTACTGATACAGCTGATCATCAGAAAACAAATCGGACATTACCCCTAATTATTTTAATTATTAACTCTTTTGTTACACTTGTAATTTTATATGAAATGATTTCAATGTATATGAAAAAATACTAATTAATATAAATCTTTTTTAAACCAATAGGGAGCTTTTCTTTTACTCCAAACACAAAAATCTTTTTTATATTTTATATAATATTGACGATATCCAATAATGGGATTTTTATGCTTAACATCATCAAACATTGCTTGAGCAAATACTGTTATATTGCCACTAGGTATTAATTCTGGAATTCTATTAAATATATTCATAAATCTAGTTTCACATGAATGAATTTTATTATATCTATATGTATATTCTTTGCATAATTGCCTAAAGAAAATATATATCCATATATAATTACCAATAGATTTACGAATCCATATAGTACAAGGATGATTTACAAATGCTTTTGTTTTTTTATATAAATTCTTATGGGGATTATTGGAACAATAATAATGTGTTATACATAACATTTGTGCAGTTTCTAAAATCATTTTAACAACATGTTTATCATTATGATATATCGCACATAAATATGGATTTAATGATAGTATAAAAATATTCATTTTATTTATAAATTGTAATAAATTTATATTATAGTTTTAAATTTGTAAAAAATAGTAAACAGTTAGTACTATAATCAAACAATATATATAAAAATATTTATTATTTTTTTCCCAATAATAAATTATATGCCAACTATATGGTTGTTTATCTAATTTTAATAATTTATTCCAAGCTGTTACTAATACATATTTTATATAATTATTAAACCAAGTTTTTTGGTTATCTGTTTGTGGGAATAATTGAACAATTAATGGATCTTTATAAGTATATTTATTATCTAATTTAGATATAAAATCTATATCAATATGAACATTTTTATTTAAATTTTTATTTAAATTTTTATTTAAATTTTCATTTAAATTTTCATTTATTAATTCTAATAATATATTTCTTGCTTTTTTTGAATAAATTACTGCATGAGATGTAATCAACTTTTTAATTTTATAAAAAGGATGATTATATTGTATAAATGATGACCCAGATCCCGCCGCAAATGTTAAAATGTTAAAATTATTTGTTTTTATAAATGTATCAATATTTTTATAATGTAAAAGATTTTTATTCATAACAAGAGCATCTTCTTCACATATAATTACATTGTTATAATCTTTAAGATATTCAAATGCCACCCTATATGCATCAATGAGATCTAAATTTGTATTATGAATATTGAATTTATTACAATTTTTATATCCTTGATTGTATTGAATAACAGTTTTTTTTGCTAAATTTAATAAAAAGGGATCTGGATTAAATCTTTTAGAGTTTGTCATCACTAATATTAAAACAATATCAACATTTACTAAAATAGCATCATTTGTAACATTGATTTCTTTGTATGAATAACAATTATTAATATTACTAAAATTATCATTACTATTATATAATATATGTAAAATTGCTATAAATAAAATTATTATTATAATTATTTTAAACAATAACATTTATAATTAATTATTTACTTATTAGTAAAGATTTTAAATTTATAAATTATGGTATAATTATTACGAACACGGCAGGATTTGAACCTACGCGGGCAATGCCCAATGGATTTCAAGTCCATCGCCTTAACCACTCGGCCACGTGTTCTTAATAATTATACTCATATAATATTAATATTGTTTTTAAGTACCTTTAACAATATTAATCTTCTTTAAAAAGAGTTTTAATATCATCAGTTGGATATTTATATGTTAAATCTGGTTGATCTTCAAATCCATTTTTCAATAAAATACTTTCACCTGTTTCAGTACATAATTGATAAATATTAAAATTATCTTTTAAATCAAAATCTTTTGTTCTTGAAGCAAAATTAACACTAATACTACCTTCAATTCCACTAATAATCCGATGAAAAATACCAGCTGGCCAGACTACCATTGCAGGCCCATCATAATATAATTTATCATTTTTATAAACTTTATCTGGTGTTACAATAAAACTAGCCTTTGATTTTGATTTTGGATCAAATATATCTATATATCTAGTACCTTGAAGTACTAAAAGATTATCATCTTGATATTCATGTTTATACCATGGTCTTTTCACTGGTATTGGCGCATCATTTATTGGTCCTGGTGATATTGCATTCGGTCCATGAATAACTCTATCAATTCCACTCATTTTAGGAATATCTGATGGCACCATTTCATCAAATTTAACACCAGGTGTCCTTCTTAGTATTCGTAATGGAACAATTCTATACATTATATTTTATATTTATATATATCTTTATATATCTTACATTAAAATTATAATGTTCGAGCACTAGGATCTTTAGTATTAGACCATTTAGGCATCCAAAAATATGGTATAATTTTTTCTCGACCGGGAAATTTTTGTTCAAATATATATCTATAATAAAATTGTTCTTTTGTTTTTGGAGATAAATAATTCGAATTATATTTAAATAGGGGAATATCTACATCTTTTAATTTTTCTTCTATTATTTTATACCAAGATCTATCAGTGCCTGATACACCATCTGAAAAAGCTTCTTTTTTTCTATTTAATATTTCAGATGGTAAAAACTCATTAAATGAATCTCTTAATATTTTTTTCTCAATTTCATGTTTTTGTAATCTATATTTTAAAGGAATACTCAAATACATTGTAACAAATGTTTTATCTAAAAATGGCGTGCGAGGTTCTAAACCACATGAACTTATACAACGATCACTCCTTAATACATCAAAAAAATGAATATAATTTAATAATGTTTTTATTTCATAATCAAATAATAAATTATTTGGTGCTTTATTGAAATATAAATATCCTCCTGTTAGTTCATCTGCACCATCACCATTAAATATTACTTTTGCATCAGAATGATTTGATATATATTTAGCAATTAAATAATTGCCAACACTCGCTCTAACTGTTGTAGTATCATAACTTTCAATTTTTTCAATTACTTCTGGAATAGCATTAAAAAATTCATCTTCTGTTAATATAATTTCAGTATGATTTGTATTTAAATATTTTGCTACAATATTTGCATTAATTAAATCTGTACTTTCTTTTAATCCAATACTATATGTTTCTAATTTTGATTTAGTAAATGTAGTTAATTTACTCACAATAGATGTAATTATACTAGAATCTAATCCACCTGATAATAAACATGCTATTGGCCTATCACTTAATAATCTTTTATTTACTGCATTTATTAAATTATATTTAATCATATCTCTATAATAATTATATTCATTTGCTAAAGATTTATATCGAGGTAAAAATGATAATGTATAATCTATTAATGTATAATATCTTATAAGATCTATTTTATTTTTGTTATTATCTATAATTAAATAATGACCAGGTTTAAATTGGGATATAGTTTTATCTGTTAAATTATTAATTTGTTTTAATTCTGAACTAAAATATTCATAATCTTCAGAACAAAATAAAGGACGAACTCCAAATATATCTCGACCAATTGTTACAATATCTTTTTTAGTATCATATATTATAAATGAATATACTCCATCTAATAAAGTAATAAAATAACTAATAGGATATAACATATAAAGATCTAATATAATTTCACAATCTGAATTTGTTTCTGGAACAATGCCGATGTCATTATATAATTGTTTATAATTATATATTTCACCATTACAAATCAAATAAATTCCATTTTTATAAAAAGGCTGATTACTAATATTATCTAATCCATTTATAGATAATCTATGAAATCCTATATAATATTTATCTAAATTTATAAATTTAGTATCATCTGGACCCCTATTACTCGCCTTATTAAATTCTGCCTTTACAAGATCAGTTGATTGTATATTTTTTATAAAAAATATACCACACATTTAATAATAATTATTACATAATTTATTTTTAAATGATTTTATAAATATATGTAATAATTATTGATGTATGTAAATAATAAAAAAATTAAGAACTTACTTATTATTAGTAAAAAAATTTTTTTTTCATCTAAGTCAAGCTTTACCCGCTTCAACCTTTATCTATTGATGATCAACATTTGCTTTGGATTCACACTCACAAATTTGTACGCCGTATCTACAGCACTCACCTGGGGAACTTTCATATCTTTCCACTCAGCAATATTACTTGATCCAACTAGCTTTTATCGTATTGCAGAAAAAAAAAAACTTACCATAATCAACTTTCATATCATAAATTTTGCAATTCACATTTTACCCTGCATCATAACACTGATATGGACAGTTAAAATATTACTTATTCATGGCATTATTGCTTCTATATTGCATATTAGCTGGGGCATGTGGCAATCACACGGCACGTTGGTTCTGGATGACATCTACGTCCCACTGCCACGTGCCACCTGGTGCTGGCTTTGGCTGCTTGCAGTACTAACAGAACTCTCTATCCCGATCATCATACAATATTTTCCAGTATCATCCGCCGCCCTAACTATTTATTTTTAAATTTTCCAAATACAGTACTCCTGATCGGTTAAATTTTTATATAGGAAATTAATGGTGTCGATATGCAGTTGGCGCAGATCCGCGTCCTGTTGTTTATCAAGGTCCTCTCCGTCCTTAAAACTTTGCCAAGCAGATTTTATACTTGAAATAATACTTGCAATTTCTTTGTCATCAGGCTCTTCCACCCCAGCGTCCTTAAACACCTCATTTAATAATTCCAGTCGGCAGCACATGTCGTGTTTAAACTCATCATTTGGAAACTCGATGTTTGCTTCACATTTACCTGCCGCATCACCACATTGGGCTATTGTATCATCAGGCACATTTGATTCAAAGTTAACTCTTGAAGATCCCGCATTAAACTTAAACGTCAGCTCCTTGTCGATTATCGTCGCAGTCAAAAAATAATATTTTAGAACAGACAATTCTACATTCTCTTCCGATGACCCGCGGCGCCCTTTCTGACTTCCCACATCATAAATTAAAACGGGAGCAAAGTTAATAATTTTAGTTAAATTAGGATATAGCTCAAGAGGTTTAATTTTTCTTTGAAGCTCTATAGCAGCAGTGAACAATTTAGCTTTTTCCCATACATTTTCGACAGAACATTCTTTATTTAAAAAATCATCCAATAAAAACTCGTCTTTATCCGAATAATATATCCATCTCAGCGGAGCATCGCGCTTGGCTCTGCCCCACCACCAAAAACTTACATACTGCTTACCACCAACTTCTGTCAAGCTATCTATAATATATGGTTTATTATTACATCTATCTATTAAGTCCTCCTTTGTCATCTTTTTTGGTTTGTCACCACTAGTTTCTGGTTCTTCAACTAGTATAGTTGGATCTAAACACTTTCGTATATCTTCGGATGCCATATTTCCAAGCATCCAATTTATAATTTCTTCTTGTGACATTTCGTGTGCTTCTTGCAAGCTTAGCGCAGCCATATTTAATAGTATTAATTATTTATTTTTTAATTTTAAATATTTATTTTTTTTTTTGAGAATTAAAATTTTCAGCCTCGCTTAATAAATTATTTATATCTTTTAATTCTAATGTTTGTAACTCTTCAATCATTGTTTCTGGTAAATAATTGTATTCATATACAATTTTATTAATTTTTTCTTGAAATTTAATAGAAACTTTTTTAGTTTTTAATAATTTTGATAATTTAATTTTAAGATTATGTGGCGTTTCTGTATCTTGAGATAAATTTTGTAAACATTTTATTAATTTAATTTTTCCTTCATAACTTTTACGTTTATTATTAAAATTTATTCTATCACCATTATTTTGTTCTCCTAATATTTCTTTTCTTATTGATGGATATAAATTAAAATTATCATTAATTCTATTAAAATAAGATATTATATCTTTATCAGATATTTCATCAAATATATCTTGTAAATTTAAATCACTATCCCAACATTTTATATCTTCATAAAATGTTAAATCTTTGTTTATTTCAGGCTCTTTTAATATTACCTCTGGTTCCTCTTTATTTAATTCTTGATCAACTTCATAAAATATAAGAGGCAATTTAGAATCATTCGGATATGAATATTCTCTAGATAAAATTTGATCAAAATTTAATTTATCTGGAATTCCATCCCTTATATATATTTGTAAAGTTTTTGGATTTTTGAAATAAATTTGATAATTACCATCACTTAAAGGTCGAACATTTTCTTCTAATCTTATTATATTACCTTTTTTATTTAATTCACAATCATATGCCACTTCTTTTAATATTTCATCAAATTCATTGTTTATCTGATACTTTTTAATAGAACTTAATAACATTTTTTGCTCAATTGTTAAACTTTCAAAATCTTTAAATGATGCTCTTCTAATCGTACTTAATAACATATCAATAACATCTTGATCATTTTGCATAGGTAAGACACTATAATGTCTAAATATATCAGTATATTGTTCTTTTAATGGTAAATTACTATGGGAACAAAAACGAACTGCTCTAGCTAAAATTTGTTCAATTCTAGATTCATTCCACCATGGATCCGTTATATGTACTTGTTTTACATTTTTAAAAGATACACCTTCCATAATAGATCTAGTACCTAAAATAATTTTTAATAAAGAACCATTTGAATTCTTCATAGAATTAAATGTAAGCTGTGCTTTACGAGTTAAATTTTTATCACTACTTGTTTCTGAACTCCATACAAAATATCTTAAATCATCTGTTGTACCATTTGGATATTTTTTAAATCCACATGCATCTAAAATTATAGATAATGCTTCAACACCAAATTTTAACCAATTTGAAAATATAAAAACAGGTCCATCACATTTATAACTTAATTCAATTATATTAACAAATTTTTCAGAATATCCTTTTTTCCGAATATAATTTAATATATTCTCTACATTTGGGTTTTCAACTGCTTTTAATTCATTTTTAAATTTATCAAAATTTAATTTTGTACTGGATTGTGCCTGTTTGCTTAATAAATTTTCTATAACTGTACTTTTACTTATCGGTAATGATATATTTGAATATTGTTGTGTAGTAGTATATATACCAGATACACTATCTTCTTTTTCATCTGTATCAAATTCGTTTTTAAATAAAAATTCATCTTCTGCCAATAATTTGGAATATATATCTTTATCTTTACTAATATCAGAACGTAATGCGCCAATATATTGTTCTTTTTGTATTGGAGCCATTCTATGTTCCATAATTATTATTCTTTTATAAGGATAAGCAATAGGATTACCTCCTTTAAAATAAGATATATAACCAGATAATAAGATTTTGAGTAAATTTTTATTAATAACACACGAATTATTTGTTATAAAATTTTTAGTCTTTACCCTTTTACATACATAATTTCCATCATCATCCTCGTCATCCCTACCAAGGAAAAATGAATAAAATTTATCTTTATTTAAAGGAAATAAAACTCGTGGCCTCAATAAATTGACTGTTAAAGCTAATTCATATGGATTATCATATATAGGTGTTGCAGATAATAAAATTATTCTACAATTTGGATGAATATATTGATAAATCGCATTAAATAATTTTTTATATAATATTCCACTGGCGCTCACTAATCTTTGTATTTCATCAATAACTAAAATTCCATTGGAACTCAATAATGGACTATTTTTATCTGTTAAAAGTGACATTTTTTTCCATGTACCATTCTCTATTTTCTTAAAAAGATCATTAATAAAAATATTATGACTTATAATTTCAAATACCATTGTAACTTTACTTAATATTTTTTGTTTTCTATTATTTACAGTCAATGCCGCTCTTTTTACTTCCTCTTGTAAATTCTTAAATTCATCTTTCTTCTTTTTTAATTCTACTATTTTCTTTTCACGTGATAATTGATTTATTAAGATATTCAATTCTGTTAATTTATTTAATTTATTTGTATAAATTTGTTCTTCATTTTGCAAAAATAATCTATCATCTGTATTAGTGTAAAAATCTCTTTTACCATCAATTAAACACTGTGAAGTACAAGACCAAATTTCAGGTTCTTTATCATCAAACATTTTTAATTCACCTAATATTTCATCCCGATATTGATCTACTAAAGTAGCCGGCACAACATATAATAATTTTGTTACATTCCCACCTTCCTTCTTTTTTTTAAATGCTTCACCAATAACTAAACTTGTACAAGTTTTACCAGAACCTAAACCATGAAATATTAATGAATTTTTAATATTTGTCGCTGGATTTATAATTTGACCTACAAATTTTTGCTGTGGTTTTAAAGAATAATCTGTGATTTTACATATATTTTCATTTGTAAATTTTATATATTCATCTTTAAATGTAAATGGAGAATCTCCATTAAAAGCATCATCGCCATATTTATCATTTACATATTGTAAAAATTCTTTATTATTAAATAATTTTTTATTTTCAATATTAGCAAAATTTTTATTACTACAATTTATTTTATATTTAGTTTCATCTTTTATATTTTCATAATAATATTGCATTGAGCAATTGTCCTTTAATGACATACTTTAAATATTGATAATAAAAAATTTTTCATTTAAATAATTTACAAATATTATTATATATTAAAATCTAATTACTATTTTGAATATAAAAAATGCAAAAAACTCCCATTTATTTTCCAACTATTGATAAAGAAATCAATATTTTTCATAATGAATATAATATTGATGATATTTCTAAATATACACCCCTGGTAACTACACTCGAAAATTTATATTCACAAAATGGTATTATTAATTATTACAATGGAAGGCTGGATAGTATTACTGTAAATAAAATTATTAAATTTAATAATAATATTGGATTTGTTCTAATGGATTTTAATATTTTTGATGAAGACAATAATAAAATTCCTGGTATTGTATTTTCTAGAAATAATTCTGTATCTATTTTAGCAACATCTTTTTATAAAGGAAAAGAATATGCACTCATTATTACACAACCACGAACAAGTATTGGATTAATTTATAATGAAATTGTGGCTGGTATTATTGAAAATAATAATATTAAAGGTTCAATTATTAATGAATTAAAAGAAGAAGCGGGAATTAATATTGATATTAACAAACTAAATTATTTAGGTAATACAATTCCATCTTGCGGCGCATGCAATGAAACAATTGAACTTTATCATACATTTATCCCAGACATGGTAAATTTAGTTAATAATTCAAATAATAATGTATTCGGTAATTCAAGTGAAAATGAAAAAACTAAAAGAAAAGTAATTCTATTAGATGATATTCTAAAATGTACAAATGATTCAAAATCTCACATATCTTATTTTTATTATAAATCAAATTTATCTATGAGGCTATTTGTTCTATTTGAATATCTTAAATATTTATTTTATTACTTTTTATCTAATAATGAGATGGCTAAAGCACTATAATTATGTAAATCAATTAACGTATCTCTTAAATTTTCATCATTTACTAATTTAATATTATTATTTGTAATTGTAATCAATCTACGAATTTTATCATTCATTCTTACTAAAATACCAATTGTACCAAACTCTTCAAATGAATTTCCATAATCACTATTCTTCTTTTTAAATAAATCATATGCTTCATCCTGAATCTCTCGAAATTTTTTAATATAATCCATTTATAAAATATATATAATATATCTTTAAATTCGTACTAATTATAATAATAACTACAAATTTTACAAAATGCAACATTAAATTAATAATTACTTAAATGGTATTAATAATATTCCTCCCACTGATACTAATATTAATCCTATAATTTGTAATAATGTATATTTATCTTTCATTATTAAATAACTAATAAAAAATGATGTTATTATGATACTAATTACATTTATAATACCATTAATTATACCAATATTATTATAATTCTTTAAACAATAATAATATAATAAAGCTATGAAGCTAGATGAAATCATACTCAATATTAAATAACTTAAGTTGAAATTATTAACAATGTTAGTTAATAAATATTGACCAAATGTATCAAACACTACTATTAGTATTATAAGCACTATTAATAATATTATTTTATTCATTATTATAATATAATTAAATAATATTATTTTATAATTAAATGAATTATTTAATTATTTACATTCTAGTTAAAAACAACAGACCATGACCATTTTCCTAATGCTAATGCCTTTTTATATTTAGTGGAGTTCATAAATCTTTCTTGATGATATTTATCTTTAGCATAATAAACTATTACATTATCATTACTATCTGGATTTGGTAATGTAACAAAATATTTACTCTTTAAATTTAAATCTGGTTTTTTGAAAACAGGAATATCTCTCTTTGGACTTTTTACATAAACTTCTAATAAATCTTTTATTTGTAATGAAAATATAGCTCCATTATAACCTTTATATAAAATATAATTATCACTATTTTCAGAGTCATAATTTTTTCCTATTAACCAACCACCACTTCTAAATGTTCCTTCCGGAGCTCCAGATAATGAATTACTATTTAAACGATATTTAAATGATCTACCTTTTGGAAAAATTAAAATATCATCAACTTTTTGTAATGCAACCCAACCATCAGACACTATTTTTGATATATAATTTTTTTCAAATAATGGGTCATTATTTACCATCGTTTGAATAGATATATATGTATTTGGATCATATCTTGTATCATGTTTAGTTTTTTTATCCACGACATGAGGATACATTTGTAATTTATCTATTATATGATTTGATTTTGGTTCTATATTTGATTTATTCATATATCTAATAAATTATTATTATTTCTTTAAATATTAAAATTTTCTTTCATTACTACTTGTCATTTTAACTCTTTTTGGACTATTCATTAATTTAACTTTTTTTGGACTATTCATTAATTTAACTTTTTTTGGACTATTCATTAATTTAACTTTTTTTGGACTATTCATTAATTTAACTTTTTTTGGACTATTCATTGATTTAACTTTTTTTGGACTATTCATTGATTTAACTTTTTTTGGACTATTCATTGATTTAACTTTTTTTGGACTATTTTTTTCACATTCTTTATTTAATTTTTTTTTTAATTTATCACTTATTTTTTGATAAGCTTTTTTTGGGCTATTACCTAAAAATATCTGTTTTAATTCATTATTATATTTTTTATCACTGGTATATTCATTCCATACTTTATTTTTAATTTTGGGGCTCATTTTATAAGACATAATTTAATTTATTATCTAAAAATATAATAGTTTTTTTATTATAAACGAAATTTATATATATATATATATATATTACTTACTATGGAGGGGTCAGAGGTCACTATTGTACAATTTTTACCAGCTATTGATAAGAAGGCATTGGGCGCCCGAGAGAAGAGTTTTCTAGTTGATCAGGGCAAGATACGAGCTGGGCGCGCTCCCGCGTTGGCGGAGCCGGTGGCCGTGGAGGACTGGGATCCCTCCGCGCGCGCTGCGCTCTGGAATGAAGCGCACGAAACGTACAGGTTAAATGGCAGAAAAGATCCATTTAATGAATTTCTGTTTTCGCAAGAGCTTTTGCTGGAAAATTTATGTGTAATACTATATTATAGAAATGAAATTGATGGCGACGCACTTAAGCCGAAAGATCTTGACTTTAAATATTTTCTAAATAAAAAAAATATATATAATGATGAGTTTCTAAAAACCATTAACCAGTATGTCCTCCAGCAGAATATGATACGAGAGTGGAATATGATACGAGAGTGGCTCTCTAGCGCACTTGCCAAGGTGGAGGCAGCGGCGGCGGCGGCGGCAAACAAGAAGGCGGCGACGGCGGCGACGGCGGCGGCGGTGAATAACTTAACTAAAGAAATCGCGCAACTCCGTCTGAACAGCCGGCTCGAGGGCGCGCTCCTGGAGGAAGTGACGAAGCGCGTAAAGATGATGGATATTGGACGCCCTAGAACACAGACAGTCTGGTACACGCCGTAGATATAGCCAATCCGATTAATTATCTAGTTTTTTCTGTCTTAAAATTAAAACCAATTAATTTTTCATAATCTTTTAAATTTCTTTCATTTCCTAGTGTAAATAAATTGTGATTAATAATTAATTCTGGATAATCATTTTCAATTTTAGATTTAAGTAAATATGGTAAAGTACCTAATCGATAATGAATTCGAAGCCTAGAAGATAATGTTATATTTTTATCATAACCAGCCCCTTTTTTCTGCCAAAAAGTATCTCTATATGATCTATCAAAATTTGTATATGCAATTGGATAATGAGGGGAATAAAAATTCCATCCCCTAGTAAATAATCTAAGTGCCATATCCATTTCTTCCCCAAAAAAAACATCTGGAGTATATGGATCAATTGGTGCATCATGACATATATCACCCTTTGAAAATGAAAAACAACCACTCCAGCCATTAGCACTAAATGGTTTATCATATACTTTATCGGAATCTATATAGGAAGATCCAATTCTACTAAAACCATCCATTGCATTTATTTGATTGACATTTAATGAATCCCTTAACTTTATTGTTATTTCATCACCCGATAGTGGATAATCCGGTAAATATTGTGTTAAACAACTTTTATCTGGTAAATTTTTTATTGAATTTATTAATTTTAAATCCCAGTGTTTTTCAAATCGAGTATGAGAATCTATTTGTAGATAATATTCTTCTTTATTATATAATTGTTGTATTAAATATCGAGCTCTTGTTGGACCACGGGCATCTAAATAATTCATTTTAATAACACGAATAATGCTATTGTAAATATTATTTAAATTATAATTATAAGGTATGTCTTCGATTGAATTCTGTTCACAAACTACAATTCTTAAATTTTTCCAATTAGAAGAATTATTAATTAAACTTTGAATTGTTTTATAACACTCTGGATCTCTATAACTTGCTAAATTTACAAAAATTAAATTATTTGCTTCACTTTTTGGAGGATGTTTAAAGTTCATCAAATGATAATTATCTTTAATTTTATCAAAATAATTTAAACAATAAGCTCTATAATACCATCTTGTATTTATATCTAATTTATTAAAATCTTCTTCTGTCATATATAAATGACTAAATTCATCACATACATCTCGTCCGCAGTATGGTTGTGATAATATCATCTTATTTATTTTTTCTACCTTTAATAATTTATTATTATTTATCTTATATAGTAATATAAATAATAAAATAAAAATAATTACAATAATTAATATTTTTATCAATTGGTAACAATTCATTTATTTTAATAAATATAATATTTTTTATTATTATAACAAATGAATTTAATAAATTATTTAAATAATTTAAATGAGAAAACTATTCAAAATAATAAAGAAATTCGAAAGTTACAAAGAGTTATATATTTATATAAAAATAATATTCCAGTTTATCTAGGCCCAAATAATGGTTATTATTATTATAGTTATAAAAGTGGTATTAAAATATATATTTAATCACATATCATTTTACAAATTGGTTATATTAAAATAAATAAATGTATAATTGTTTAATAAATATGTTAAATTGTAAAATTAAACATTGTATAAAAATTATTTCTTTATTTCCATATATATTTTGTATAAATAGCAAAACGATTTCATCTATTATACTTTTAAATGGAACATTTTGTCATGGCTCCGCATTATTAAATTGTAAGCTTAAAAATAAATTCAAAACATGGGATATCATTTGCAATATATTTTTAAGTATTTATGTTAATATATATACTAGTTGGCAACCTTGGACATATTATCTCTCTACTATATCATTTGTATTTTGGATTTTAAATAATAAATATTTAAATAAAAGTATAATTATTCATATTTGCGGAGTTCAATGGATAATGTGTATTGCATTATTTAATTTTAAAGAAGATTTATACTTAGTATAATTTAGTATATAACCTGATATTGCCAAAATAATTTATATTGCTTAACATTAAATCATTAATTAATTAATATAAAGTTAAATTTTATTAAAAAAATAATATAATATATATATATATATGGCAGACATAGAGTTCACGGATGGGGCAAATCGGCCGAGTGACTCCCTTCAATATATACAGCAGGAGATTGATAGAGCGGTTAAGGAAATTCGGAGCAAGAGCGAGAGACTTCAAGCACAAGCAGAAGAAATCGAAAAAGAAGCCAATAAGAAGACAGCCGTGCTTCGCCAAAAAACGAAAGAGGCGGAAGTTAAAAGTCAACAGATTGAAACTCTTAATGCTGAAATTGATGCTTTGAAGAAGAAGAAGGCCACTGGCGCCGGCGTAGACGATGCCCGCGTGCAAGAACTTCAGGCTCAAAAGGAAAGCGTTCAAACAGACCTAACAAGGCTTACTAATGAAAATACTAAATTGGTGGTAAAAATCAATAAAACGCAGGCTGAGCTGGAGCAGCTGAGGAATAAAGCGGACGAAGAACGCAGGAAAAAAAGCGACTCTATAAAGGACGTTCACGGCCAAATGAGAGATTTAATAGAATCTATAAATACAAATCTAGAAAAAACGAGCAATACTTTACAAGCTACAAAGGATAACTTACAACAAGAGATAGTCACTTCTAATTTTGGGGCTTTGAATGCGGCCATGACCACTAATTTATTCGGAAGTTCCTGCACGCGGTCGCACTCTCCGCCCCACGCTCCGACCATTGAGTTATTTGGTGACGCGGATGCAGCGAGTGACGCGGATGAACCGGAGTTATTTGGTGAAATTATAGATGATGATGGCAGTGATTATGTCAGTGATGGTGATTCTAATTGATAAATTAATTGAATAACTTTATTTAAAGTAGGAGTACAAACATCTACTGTTGCACTAATAATTGTTTTTGTAGGCGTTTTTTGTTTTAATATATATTTAACAATATAAGCAATAATACCACCCACAGCGGATTTTGGAGTTACTGCTTGTAATGGAATATGATGTTTATTATATAAAATATTACATTCTTTATTAATATAAAATGGTAATTTTAAAGTGGAACAATATCTTATAAATGAATTTGAATCTTCCGCTTGAACATTAACATATGTTCTATTACTACTATCTAATATTTCAAATAAAACTTTTTCGCCCTTTGATAAAGTTTTACTATCACAATTAAATACTTTAATTATTTCTTGCCTCTCAATAGGTGTATTATTTTGACTACAACTATAAAAAAGACATGCTGCAATTAAACCTTTTCTAACAGATGCCCGTGTCAATTTACCAGATTCCATATATTTATGCCAAAATATTTTTGCTCTATCTAATGTATCTTTATTATTAATATTTAAGATACCACATGCTCTTTCTAATTCTACACTTACTTGCCAGTATGTTTTTTGTTTATGAGTAAATGTTTGAGATAACTGAATTTTTGCCATTAAACTATTTCTATTAAATGATAATATTGTTCCCCCATTTGAATATGGATTATTATCTATAAAAGTATCACATCTTTGATTATTTTTAGAAAATCCACCATTATCATCTCTATAATTATTCCATTCACCTTCATGTGATATATTTGAGTTTTGAATACAAACACCACAATCAGTACATACGCCTTCACACATATTTAAATGTTTGCAACATGTAGTTTGCATGTTTTCTTCTTCTTTTTCCTTTTTAAGTTCATCAAATGCATAGTTTGCTATTTCCCATAAATTATGATATTCATCATCATTATCCATTGGAAGTAATACATATATAAATAATCAATTCTTAAACTTATTTTATAAATGTAATATTTTAATTAATTATAAGTATAATTATATATAATTAAAATATTTTAAATATAAATATTGATATGAGTTCAAATATTATTACATTAATAAAATTAGACACTGTACATTTATATGTGGATCAATTAAAAAAGATATTATTTTTTGATGTATTAAATTCTACTTATAAAAAAGAAAATTGTATAACTGTTTTAGAATATTTTAAAAATTTTTGGATATTAGCTAAAGATAAGAATTTAAAATATTTTTTAATTATTAAAATAAATAGTATAGGAATTTATCCATTAGATTTTTATAATAATTTAGTTAATTGTTTAACAGAATTAAATGATATATTTATTAATCATTTACATTCATGTTATTTTTTATGTAATAATTCTAACCCAATTATATTATTAAAACCATTATTTAAAATGTATAATTTTATTAGACCATTACATATATGTAATGCATATGAAGAGGCAATTATCTTATCAAAGGATAGTAAAAATAATTTAACTACTTAATTGATTATAATAGTTTAAAACTTTAGAATTTATTTTTAAACTATCTAAATTAAAAGCCTGTATATATAATTCATCTAAATTTTTTAAACGTGATAATGCAACATACATTTGACCAGCTTCAAATAAATCTGTCCCTATATCTACAATTGCTTTATCTAATGTTATACCTTGAGCTTTATGAATTGTTATGCCCCAAGCTAAAATAAGTGGTACTTGATAAACAGATATTCCTGGTACATTTTCACTTTTCCATTCTTTTTTATTTACAATAATTGTATCTTTATTAAATTTTACAATTGGAAAATTTTCAGGTGTAAAATCAATAACCTTTCCAGTTGTACCATTTGCAATTCCTTTTTCTAAATTTAGATTTGCTATGCACATAACATATGCACCTTTTTTTAATATTAGTTGTTCATTTGTAAGTGTTGAATTTTTAATAAAATTATATTCTGTTTCTTTTTCGTTTTCTGACATTAAATTTAATTTTTTAATTTGTTCTAAACTTAAATTTTCAGCAGACTCTTTATAAGTTCTTTTATAAATATATTTTTTTTCCTTTATTAAATCAATAAAATAATCATTGATATTATTTGCTTTTTTTTTAGTTGGTACTAAACGAACTATATTATCACATTTATTAATTTCAGAATTATTGGAAATGATCTTTGAATTAAATAATTCAATTGTATTTTTTGTTATTAATCCTTTTCTTAAATTTGATAATATATTTTTACATTTAATATCATTTTGTCTATAAATTTTAGTTAATTTAATAATTTTATCAAACTGAAAATTATTACTTTCAAAACAAAATAAAGAATTTTTATCTATTGGGGGCAGTTGAAAAAAATCGCCTGAAAATATTAATTGTATTCCACCAAATATATTATTATTATTTCTAATACATTTACCAATGTCATTTAATAAATCAAAAATATAAGCAGACATCATACTAATTTCATCAATTATTAATATATCAGTATTTAACCAATTATATTTATAAAATGGACTAGTATAAATTTTTTTTATTATACTTGATTTATTTTTATTCGCTAATCCAATTCCAGACCATGAATGAATTGTAGTTGCATTACAATCTAATAACACTGATGCTACACCAGTTAATGCAGTAACAGATATTTTTTTATTATTATCTTTTGCATGTTTATAAATTTGTTTAATAGCAAATGTTTTACCTGTTCCCCCTGGACCAGTTATTAATATATTATTTCCATTTAAATAATTATCAAATATTTGTTTATGTTTATTCATATTTTTATTAAATAATATTTATAAACTTTAAATAACTGAAATTTATAAATTTAAATGCCATAATCTCACCATTTACATAATTAAATAATTATTTAAATAATCAACTGATTCATTTGTGTATTTATTAAATATTTTTTTTAATAATATCTTATATATACTTAAATAACTATAATTTATAATTTTTATTATTTCTTCCATTATATTTTCAATATCTTTATTTACAGCCCAATTATTAATACATAATAATGATTCACAACATAGACATTTATCAAATATATCATTATTATTTTTCATTATATTATTATAATAAATGTCAATATCGATATTATTAATTTTTATATTTAATGGCGGCACAAATGGATAATTATGATTATAAAAAATACATATTTTATAAGTTTTTTTATTTAAAATAAAACTTATATCTGATTTAAATAAATTTGTGCATATTATTTTATAATTAAATTGATAATTAACAGATACTCGGTTTGCATAATTAGCATATTCATTTAATATTCTTTTATAAGTGGTACTGCTTCTCGGCTCCAATAAATGCCCCATATAATTAACATTTTATATTATTCTTTATATAAATAAATATTATTTAATAATAAATGTTAAAAATAACAGATAAAGCAAAAAATAAATTATTACAAATATTAGAAAAAGAAAAGTTAAATTCTATGCTATTATATATTAAAGGCGGTGGATGTAATGGATTTTCATATAAATTTAAACCTATAAATAAAAATAATATTACAAAATTAGATGAAAAAATAATTCTAGATCAACAATTACAAAAAAATTTATATATATGTAATAAAAGTTTAATGTATATAATAGGCACTAGAATAGATTATATTGAAGATATAATGGGATCAAGATTTGATTTTAATAATGATAATATAGAATCTAAATGTGGTTGTGGAACAAGTTTTACACTTTCAAATATATAAAATACAAATTATATTATTTCAACGTTAATATTCCAAATACAGGTGCGTGATCACTACCTTGTGGATTATACTCTTCACCTATTTTTTTTAATACTTTAGATAGTCCATTTTTAAAACCCCGTGTATATATATAATCTAATCTCCAACCTTTATTTTCTTTCCTTTGTGATCCAATCATTAATTTTGTCTCATTATCAAATATCTTTTTACTTAATGGATTCCACCATGTATATATAATATTATCATTTGTATAATCTAATGTATCTTTAAAATTATATGTATTTACTATATCTGTATGAAATTTTAATTCATGTGGATAAATACCAGGCATTTCTTTTACTTTTGTTTTATCAAAAAAAGTATCAATTGCCATATTCATATCCCCGCAAAATATAATTGGCACCGTAATTTTTTTAAAATATTCTAATAAAGCATTATTAAATTTTTTTCTATTATCATAATTAGTTCCAGAGTTTGGAACATAAACATTAATTATAATAAATTCAGGATAATGAAGAATAATTATTCTACCCTCTAAATCATTATAATCTGGAATTTGATATTCAATTTTATTAGGTATTATTTTAGAATAAATAGCTGTACCAGAATATCTATTTGGACCCCTTGCATCCGTTAATTTAGAATAATTAAAATAACTATAATAATCATTTAATACAGCTAATTTACCATTGTCTTCATTGCACCTCGTTTCTTGTAGGCAAATAATATCAGCATTTGTTATATTTATTAAATTATAAATGGGACTATTAATATCAGGTATATAATTCTGATTTTTTTTTAATTTAGAACTAATCTTATCATTAAATATACGTGATCGAATTCCATTAACATTCCATGTTACAATTTTAATAATATTCATTATATTAATTTCTATTTTTTTTTACTAAACTTATAATTTTTTTGCAATTTATATCTTTAAAAAAAGCGATAATAATAATAATCATTAATGAAAAAATTATTAAATTGATAATATCATTCATTTTTAATTTAATAAATTATATTTTATTTATTTTTTAAACATTAATTATATTGATTTAATTAATGATTGAGTAAAGATAATAAAATTAAATCATCAAGGACGAAGGCGCGCGGCGACTCCTAGCAGCTCTGGTACACTCCGTACTACATGCAGCTTCACATCTGAGAGTCGCGCCAAGACGGTGTCGTACTCCTTCGACGCAATCTCACTACCGCTTATATGTAGCACTACATTCGTGCCGCCGAAGAGCGAAGCCATCCGGCTGCTCCCGCCCTGCACCGACACGAAGTGCTTGCACCCGTCATGGAGCGCGAGCTGAATAGTGTTGTAATCCATCGCCGAGTTGAGAGCGAGCAGCACCTGGATCGTCAGCAGCCCGTCGTACGCGAAGGCGGAAGTTAGGTTAGGATTAGACAATTGGCCGCCCTGGTTGTCGGGCGTATACCCCGGGGCGCTCGAGCTTGGGTGGACGACCACGATGGTGAAATGGGGGTCGAGGCGATTGCATAGATCGTGCACCACTACCTCGGGAATGAAGTTGACAGGTGGACCATCCCACTCGGTCGTGTACT